CAGAACTCATGCTAGAGTCTGATATTAATTCCAAGTTTGTAGGTAACATCGAAGTTGGTGGATTGCTTTTATGCAAAGCACCAGAAGAAAAGATGAAGTCAAGGTCTGAGCATTTTCAGAAAATGGCTAATAATCAGATGGAATCTGTAGACAATAATTATCTTAGGGAAAATGACCCCCGTATGCCTATGCTGAAACCAGAAAGGAATACGAGGACAACTTTTGGAAGGAACTAATCCCTGGGTAGGGGTGGTTTCTTAATTAATAGGAGGTCATAAATATGGCTACTTCTGCTACCCCAAATGGTGCGGAACCTGTCAATACCTTGAGTGCAAGCGGCTCTTACAGTGGTAAAGTCCGACATATCAAGATTGCGAGTGGTTACGCTACTGCTATTTTTTACGGTGATTTTGTCAAGCTAGTTGCGGCTGGCACACTCGAAAAAGCCGCAGTAACAACGTCTGTTGTTGCTGGTACAGTTGGTATCTTTGTGGGATGTTCCTACACTGATCCATCTACAAGTCAATTAACATTTAACCAGCAGTTCCCTGCCTCTACAGCGGCATCGGACATTATGGCTTATGTTGTTGACGATCCTAAGTTAGTGTTCAAGATGCAGGCTGATGAAGCCATCGCACAAACTGGACTTGGAAACAATGTTTCAGCGGTTAGCACAGCAGGATCAACTACAATCGGACGTAGCAAGAATGCCCTTGATGGCGGCTCTGTTGCTACGACAAATACACTACCCCTTCGTGTTCTTGAGTTTGTGGAAGGCCCGAACAGCACAGTTGGTGATGCGTTCACCGATTGTCTTGTGACCTACCTGCCTCTAAGTCATGCATACGAAACCAAGCTTGGAGTATAATTAATGGCTATTTCAAGAGCGCAAATGCTGAAAGAACTCCTGCCTGGGCTGAATGCCCTGTTTGGTTTGGAGTATGAAAAGTACGAAGACGAGCATACTCTCATTTATGAGACAGAAAGCTCTGATCGTTCTTTTGAAGAGGAAGTGAAGCTATCAGGCTTTGCTGCCGCACCTGTGAAGAATGAAGGTTCTGCAATCTCTTATGATTCAGCACAAGAATCTTTCACAGCTAGATACAACCATGAAACTATTGGTATGGGTTTCGCTATAACCGAGGAAGCGATGGAAGACAATCTTTACGATTCGCTTTCTGCTCGTTATACCAAGGCTCTAGCAAGAGCGATGGCTTACACCAAGCAGGTTAAGGCTGTTAATCCGCTTAATAACGGTTTCACCAATTCATTCCAATCGGGTGATGGTGTTAACTTGTTTACAGCAAGCGGTGATGGCGTTACTGGTGGTGATGGTCATCCTCTCGTTTCTGGTGGTACAAATAGTAATCGGCCTGCAACAGCGGCTGACCTCAATGAAACATCTTTGGAAAATGCAATCATTGACATTGCTGCTTTTACTGATGAAAGAGGTTTGTTGATTGCGGCTAGACCGAGAACGCTTATTGTTCCTCCTGCGTTAATGTTTACAGCAGATAGACTGCTTGAAACCACGCAAAGAGTTGGAACGTCAGATAATGACATAAATAGCATCCGAAATATGGGAGCAATCCCCGGTGGTTATGCAGTCAATCACTATCTGACTGACACCAATGCGTTTTATATCATCACTGATATACCTAACGGCATGAAGCACTTTGAGCGTACTTCGCTTGAAACTTCAATGGACGGTGATTTCGATACAGGTAATGTTCGCTACAAAGCTAGAGAGCGTTACTCATTCGGAGTATCTGATCCTCTGGGAATCTACGGATCTCCAGGCTCAAGTTAAGACAGTTGGGGCAGTGTGTCTCTCCCTGCACCTGCCCCTTTTGTTTTTTATCCTGACTAATTGTTCCATATGGAACATTAGACACTAGCCAAGACAGGAGAATATTATGGCTAATTCTACGTTTAACGGCCCAGTTCGTTCTGAAAATGGGTTTCAAAGCATTGCAAAAAGTTCAACTACTGGTGCTGTTACAAGCACAATGACACTCCGAACTTACGAAGCTACAATTACTGTTGCTAACGGTGCGACTACTGGTAAAGAGTCAGCAGTTGGTATCCCAGCAAACTTTATCCCTATGGGCGTGACAGTTGCTGTAACTACAGCTTCCACTAACTCCGTTAACTTAAATGACATAGGCACAGACGCTGATACTGATGGGTATGTGGATGGAATATCTGCCGCTCTTAACACTACAGGATTCAAAGGATTCTTTGGGTGCAACGGTGTGTTAGGTATGTCTGGATTCACTACAGGAGCCAGCGGATTAGTTGGTGACGAAGTAGAGCTTGTTGTTTCAGGTGATCCTGGTAGCGACACAGTTATCGTCCTGAAGTTCTTTGGAATTAGCAGTTCCTCTGACGCATCTTAAATAGGGGGTAAACATGGCTGATGCTGTAGCTACTCAAACGATTCAAGATGGAGCGAAAACTGCTATCTTCAGGTTTACCAATGTCAGCGATGGTTCTGGTGAAGCGGCAGTAAAGAAGATAGATGTTTCTGCGCTGTCTGCTGACCCTATGACTAATGCCTCTTGCACAGGCGTAACGATTCAAAAGATTTATTACTCCACTATAGGAATGGGCGTAAAAATATTTTTTGATGCAGATACCGATGTGCTTGTTTGGCAGCTTAATGCTGATTGGTCAGATACCCTAGACTTCAGTGATTTTACAGGCATTCCGAATAATTCAGGTTCAGGTAAAACAGGTGATATTATGTTTACCACTGTCGGTGCTAGTAACACAGATGTCTACAACATATTGATTCAAGTATCAAAGAGTTATGGATAATGGCAGTAAAAAAGAAAGCTAAACCTAAGTCAAAACCTAAAGCTAAAAGCAGAGTCAACGAAGCGGGCAACTATACTAAGCCTAGCCTTAGAAAGCGTATTTTTAATCGCATAAAGGCAGGTGGAAAAGGAGGCAAGCCCGGACAATGGAGTGCCAGAAAAGCTCAAATGTTAGCGTCTGCTTACAAAAAAGCTGGCGGTGGATATAAGAACTGATGGCTTTAAAAAAGTCTCAGAAGAGTCTAAAGAAATGGACTCAGCAAAAATGGCGTACTAAATCAGGTAAACCATCAACGCAAGGCCCAAAGGCTACTGGTGAGAGATATCTCCCAGAAAAAGCCATCAAGTCTTTATCCGCTAAAGAATATGCCGCCACTACTAGGAAGAAAAGAAAAGATACCAAGAAAGGTAAACAACATTCTTCTCAACCAAAGAAGGTGGCTAAGAAAACAGCGAGGCATAGATAATGGCTAGTAGAAAACCTGCTAAAGGAAAGGCAAAAGTTAAAATTACGCCTTCAGGCAAAAAGGTTAGCTACGGTCAAGCTGGCAAAGCTAAAGGCGGTGGCCGAAGAGTTAAACCTGGAACATCGAAAGGAGACAGTTATTGCGCTAGGAGTTTAGGTATTAAGAAGCGTTTGCCAAAGAAAAAGCAGAACGATCCTAATACCCCTAACAATCTGTCAAGAAAACGATGGAAATGTTCTGGTGCTAAGTCCAGAAGGAAATAAACATGGCAACTAGCGGCACATACACATTCAATCTTGATCTAGCTGACGCAATGGAAGAAGCGTTTGAAAGAGCAGGCAGAGAACTTAGAAGCGGTTATGACTACAGGACAGCTAGAAGAAGTCTTAATCTTCTTATGCTTGAATGGCAGAACCGTGGCCTTAATCTGTGGACAGTCAGGGACGGCACTAAAGCGTTAACGGCTGGCACAAGCTCTTATGCCCTTGATTCAGACATACTAGATATAGTAGAAGCATTTGTAAGAACAGATGCAGGAAGCACAACTAGCCAGTTCGATCAATCAATGACCAGAATATCGGTTAGTGACTACTCACAATTATCTAACAAGCTCACCCAAAGCAAGCCCTTGCAATACTATGTGGAAAGAAAACCCACAGGCATAACTATTCATGTCTGGCCTACGCCTGACGATCAGGATACTTATACCTTTGGGTATTACTTTATGCAAAGAATAGAAGACTCAGGAAGTCCTGCGTCTAACAACATGGATGTACCTGCTAGATTCCTGCCGTGTTTGGTGGCTGGTCTTGCGTATCAAATCAGCATGAAGTTTCCTGACTCTGCACCGAGATCACAGTTTCTAAAAGCAGACTACGAAGAACAGTTTACTCTTGCGGCTGACAGTGACAGAGGAAAGGCATCATTGTTTATATCTCCCGGAGGTTATCAATTTTGAGTAGATTCGCTGAAGGGAAACATGCCTACGGTTTTTGTGATATGACAGGATTTCGGTACAAGCTAAAAGATCTTGTGCCAGAAATTGTTAATCAAAGACCCACAGGATTTCTTGTTGGGAAAGACGTTGTTGATCCAGATCAGCCCCAGTTGCAGCTTGGCAAGGTTAAGGTTGACGACCCTAGATCATTAAGAGATCCGAGGCCAGATAGAGGCTTGGATGAAAGCAGACAGTTTTTTGCCTTTGACCCTGTAGGTGGAGGAATCACTCAGCTAGGCAGTAGAACTGTCGGACTGGATATTACGGCAGAATCAGGAAGAGTCAAGGTGGTAACAAGCTAATGGCATGGACATTTACGACACTTAAAACTGCGATACAAGATTATTTAGAAACAACGGAAACAACCTTTGTTAATAATCTGCCTAATATAATTAAGCAGGCAGAAGACCGAATACTCAAGTCCGTTCAGTTGCCTGACTTTAGAAAGAATGCCACTGGGTCGATGTCTGACGGCAACAAGTATTTAAAATGCCCATCAGATTTTTTAGCTCCTTATTCTTTAACCTTAGATAATAGTGGGCAAGAGTTTCTTATATTTAAGGACGTTAACTTTATAAGAGAGGCTTATCCTGTCGCCACAACAAAGGGTGTTCCTAAATACTATGCGTTGTTCGATGCGGAAAACTTTATCTTAGGCCCAACGCCAAATTCTTCTTTTACAGCAGAGTTACATTATTTTTATAAGCCAGAATCAATCACAGCCTCTAGTGATGGAACTAGCTGGCTAGGAACCAATGCCGAAAGCACCTTGCTTTACGGTTCTTTAGTTGAAGCTTATACCTTTCTAAAAGGAGAGCCTGACCTTATGCAGATGTATATGGCTAGGTATGATGAAGCATTAAATAACTTAAAGTCTCTTGGTGAAGGATACGACACCACCGATAGCTACAGATCAGGGGCTGTTAGAAAAGCGAGGACATAATGCTAGAAGTAAGCACATCTCAAGCTGGAAATGTAAACGTCATTGCAACACAAAACGAAGGGCTGTCGTTAGACCATTGGGCAGAAAGAGCCACCAATACTATTGTTAGTGTTGGCTCACAAAGCCACCCTGTTATCCAAGAACAAGCAAATGCCTTCAAGCAAGAAGTTTTGCATGTAATTAAGCACTACATGAGCGAGGCAGTAAAAAGTAGCAGAACAGATCTAATCGCTGAGTTTGAGCAAGGCGGCTATAAAGACATGGCAGAAATTTTGAGGAAAATGTAATGGCTATCAGTCAAGCAGTTTGTACCAGTTTCAAGCAGGAACTCCTCCAGGGGATTCACAATTTTACCAACGGAAGTGGCGGTGGCACTACTACGTCTACAGGTTCTGGTAACGCATTCAAACTAGCGTTATACACCAGTAGTGCAAGTTTAAGCGCATCAACCACTGCTTTTACTTCTAGCAATGAAGCGTCTGGAACTGGATATAGTTCTGGTGGAGGAGCTTTGACTAATGTTACTCCTACCACTTCAGGAACAACAGCACTCACAGATTTTGCAGACTTAACCTTTTCCAGTAGCTCGATCACTGCTAGAGGAGCCATGATATATAACTC